CGGTTCTTGATGATGTCTGTGAAATCCATGGATGCCATCTTTGGTCTGTTAAAATTCCTATCAAGGGTAATGTTGAGGAAATCAGTCAATGTCCTGAGTGCGAGAAAGAGAACATTCGGCTCTTTGAAAAACAGTTGAATATGGAATCTGAGGTCAAGAGTAAGCTATCGGATACTTACGAGGTCTTTGAACGTGACAGTATCGTTTCAAGTAAGCTGGCCAGCAAGTCACTACACGATTATGAAATTCAAGTTGACATCGATGAAAATGCTATGAATTTCGTGAAGCGATTGGAACGTGGGTATGCTAGAGGTGAGACTGGAAATGCTATCATCACTGGCCCGTCTGGTGTTGGTAAGAGTCATCTGACCTATGGATTTGCTCGGTTTCTCAATGAACAATTTAAGTCTTATGACGAGCCGAAAAGCGTGCTCTTTGTGTCTGTTGTGGCTTTGTTTGATAAGATTCGTGAAAGTTTTGAGTTTGACAACGGCTTTTCAGAGGCTAAGATGGTCAAGCTACTGTCTGAGGTTGACTTTCTTTTCCTGGATGACCTTGGGAAAGAGAGTCGAAAGGCTGACACCAAGCGCAATGAGTGGGCTCATCAGATATTGTTCAAGATCCTGGATAATCGAACGAATACGATTATCAACACGAATCTGTCTAGTGAAGAAATTAAAGAGCTCTACTCGGATGATTTTGGGAATGGAGCTCTCTCTAGTCGAATTTTTGAAGGAGCAACCGGAAAGTGCTTTGTATATCCAGCTGGGATGAAGGATAGGAGGTATTGATTATCAAAAAAATGGTAGTCTGGGCACTCTTTGATAGTGGGAATGGTTCTTACTTCAAGGGTGCTAACTCTCTGAATAGTTCGGGGGGGGCGAATATTGACATCTATCCAATCGGAATAGATATAGAAAACAAGAACGATCATTTTATAAATTTGAACCTTGCTGACTATGGGCGATTGTTTGGAGATAACACGCTCTTTGACGTGTTAGACAAATTACCAAAACCTGAACTTATAATAGCTAGTCCACCATGTGAAAGTTGGTCAAATGCTTCTGCAATGGAAAATGGGAATGCGTGTTGGAAACGCAATGATGTCTCTGATAGCTTATTTGCTCCACAAGTAAGACCTTCACCGTTCACGATCAGGGCAAATCAGGATTACGAGTCAGCCTATATAAATTATCAGTACGACAGGCAATTTTTAAAAAGGGTCAATGGCGAGCTAACAGCTTTCAACACAATAGAAATCATAAAAAGATATAGACCACAATTTTGGGTTATTGAGAATCCAGCAGCTGACAGACTGTGGCCCTACATTGAGGATATTATTGGATTCAGAATTCCATACAAAAACCTAGCTAGATACAATAATTATGATTATCCTTTACAAAAACGGACGATTTTTGGAAGCAATATTGAACTTAATCTTAAGAATAAAATTATCAAGCAGGACATAGAGTGGAAGAACTTCTCAAAATCATACAACGAGAGATCTAATATACCTGAAAAATTGGTGTCAGAAATCTTTGAAAAAATTTACAAGGAGTTTAGCAAAGATGATTGAACTCTATTTAATTACGAAGAAAACGGAGGGAAAAATAAGATGAATACAAAAATGAATTTGGAAGAAAAGGTTCAACAGTGGTTTGTTGACAGAAATCTACATGAAGCAAATCCTGTCAAACAGTTCTTGAAGTTGATGGAAGAGTCAGGAGAATTGTTTGAAGGCATTGCGAAGGATAAATCTGAACTGATCTATGATGCACTTGGTGATATCCAGGTAGTAATGATTGGACTTGAGCAGCAGATTAAGAATGGTGCTCAGATTTCAGCGAATCAACAGGAACTTGAATTGCTGCTGATGGTTTCCAGTCTGGGTAATATTGCTCAGAAGCTATACGCCCATATCTGTCATAACGAGACACAGATTCCTTTAATCAAATCAGACTTGATGTTTCTTGACAGCGTCATCAGTACGGTTTCATTTTGCAATGGCACTACAGCTGAAAGTTGCTTAGAAGAAGCTTATGAAGTTATCAAGGACCGCAAAGGTAAGATGATTGACGGGGTGTTTGTAAAAGAGGAGGATTTATAAAATGAAAAGACTAGGAATTGTTTTAGGTGCAGTATTTGTAATCGTTGTATCGCCATTTGTGGTTCAGTATGGATGGAATGAGATTATCACAACAATTGTTCCAGTTGGGAAAATTACAGTCTGGCAAGCACTAGGGATGGATGCGCTACTATCTTTCATTTGGCCTGTATCATCTAGCAAAAAAGAATCTGAAAAGGATTATTCGTATGCGATAAAGAGCAGTATTTCGAAAATCATTACATGTGCATTCTTGATATGGCTAGCTAGTTTGTTCTTGTGAGGTTACTCATGAAAAATTTAAAAATCCTATGTGTTGTTTTACTCACATTCTTTCTCGTGGCATGTCACCAGATTTCGAGCGGGACGGTTGTAGACAAGTACATTGATGAACCTCATACAACGTTCATACCTGTTATGACAGGAAAAAGTTCGGTACTTGTGCCAACAAGAACAAAAAGAAGATATATTCTGGTCGTTTCTGGATATGTAGGAAATGAGCACGTTGAAGAAACATTTGAAGTGACAGCCGAAGAATACAAGCACTATGAAATTGGCAACACTTTTATACAGGATGCCGTTTTAGAAAACAAGGAAGGGGATGAATAATGAAACCTGAAAAAATTGACAACGTAAACAAACCAAGTCATTATCAAGGCTCAAAAGGTCTTGAAAGCATTGAAGTGATTGACAACTTTATTGGCAAATTGCCAGGCAAGGCAGCATGGTGCTGGGGAAACGCAATCAAGTATCTACTAAGATTCCAAAAAAAGAATGGTCTTGAAGATTTGAAAAAGGCTCGCAAAAACCTTGATTGGTTGATTGAGGAAGTAGAAAAGGAGTTGAACAATGATCAATAATGTTGTGTTAGTAGGTCGCTTGACTCGTGACCCTGAGTTGCGATACACACCATCAAACGTGGCTGTTGCAACTTTCGGTTTGGCAGTGAATCGCAATTTTAAGAATCAGGCAGGTGATCGTGAAGCTGACTTCATCAATTGCATGATTTGGAGAAAACCAGCTGAATTGCTTTCTGAATGGTGCAAAAAAGGAAATCTTGTAGGCATCACAGGTCGCATCCAAACTAGAAGCTATGATAATCAGCAAGGACAACGTGTCTATGTGACAGAAGTAGTTGCTGAGACTTTCCAATTACTCGAAAAACGAGACAATTCTGCAAACCAATCAAACATCGAAGAGCAGATGCCAACAAGTTTCGGAGCCACAAATCCTTTGGATATCTCAGATGATGATTTGCCATTCTAGGAGCATTCGGATGAGTACAATTAACCAAGATATAATCAAGGGTTTAAAACGTTCAATCGAAGTGGCAGAAGAAAAGATTGAAGAATTGAAGAAACCAAGTCAGAAGTCAGTGGGACACATGAGAGCTGCTGAACGTGATTTTTGGAAGAAGAAACTGAAAGGCTATAAGGAACAGTTAAAGGAATTGGAAGATGAATAAACAGGAATTGATTGAGAAAATTGGAAGTTTAGATAAATTGTATGGAGACAAGTTTTATATTGCTTTAGACGATGTTTTAGATTTAGTGAAACAACTAGACGAACCTGAAACAGGTCACGCAGACGAAGCACCTCGCTATGTCAAGAATATATTAGCAAGATTACGAGAATTGCCATTGCATGATTGTGAAGTTTGGCTAAAGGCCATCATGGGTGAATTTGAGCAAGAATTCAGTCATGCAAAATGGCGTGAAGGTTACGAGCAAGGTAAACTTGAGGGAGCGTGGGTTGGTAATCAATTGAAAGATGCTGATAAAATTCGGCAAGAATTGAATAAAGTGCTTCTACCTAATTTTATGAATGACTGGATTTTCGAATGCCAACTTTTAAAAGATTTTAGTTTGAGTGATGCACTAGATAGTAACACAATCCATCTCTATGCTAAAAAAAGCGAATTCGTGAAGAAATGGCTTCATGACAAAAAGAATCAAGAACTTTTTGCTAAAGCCTGGTTGACTGACTACGAGGCTGAGAAAGAATCAAAGTATAGAGTTAAGTTAAAAAATACAGATGATTATCTAAATCAAACAGAAACTGGATTCCACTTTTTTAACAATGGGAAAAATAACGAAAAATTTACACGAAAGGAACTAGAATATTCTAGTTTTGGTGAAGTGTTTAATAGTCCACTATTTGAAGTGGAGGAGGTTGAGTGATGATTATCAAGAATTACAAATATGATTTTTCGAGTGGCAGAATATGCTACACAATTGATGTTGATGGCTATGAACAAGCCATGGAACACACAAAGACAGAATACGGAAGTGTACAAAGAAATGATATTGATGATTTCTTAAGTACGGTTGAGGAATACGACTTTCAAGAAGCTGAGATGATTGAAGCATTCGTTGACTTTCAAAATGATTTGCTCTTATATGGAATTGGTTTTGAATTGAGAAATGAGGTCACGAGATGAAACGACCAGAACGATACCCATCTGGATACTTCATTCCTGAACTTATTGAAGATGAAGATATTATCTTTAACAAAGATAGCGAATATCACAAGCAGAAGAAAAAAGAAAAGAAGAATCCTATTTTCAAAAGAAATAAGTCCAAAAATAGATGGGCGCTTTGAGGAGGTAACAGAATGAAACGTTTTATCGCAATCTGGATTTTATTGTCAGCTACTTTGAATATCTGGCAATGTGTCCACATTAAAAATCTTGAAAAAAAGCGCCCTATTGTAATCTACAAAGCAGACAATAAAGGCGCAGAAATTAAAGGTAAAGTCGTCCACAAGGAGAAGATTGGCGACCTGTACACGATCACAATACAAAATTACGGCACATTCGTGGTGTCACAAGATAACTACGAATTTTTAAAGATTGGAGACGAGGTGAGATTATGAGCCTAGAAAAAATTGACAATGTAAATAAACCAAGCCACTACCAAGATCGGTACGGTGATGGAAAAGTTATTTAAAAATTCAATAGACTTAGAAATATTACATGGCATAGAAAAGAGGTGAACGATGCCTTTCTTTCCTGATATTAATGAATCAAAAACAAAAGAAAACGCCAAAAGAATTCTGAGCGGATATCTCAGATGGAGAAGAGTGGCCAATGACATAGATGGACAGAAGGTAACAACAACCTACTCATTTATGCCACGGTCTCAATCTACAGTCAGGATTAGCCAGGTTGAGAAATTAGCCATACGAAAAGTTGATGCTGAACTTGAACTTGATGCGATTGAACAGGCAGTAAGTGGTCTACATAATCCCCTCTATCGTAGAATTCTTATCGAAAAATACCTTCAGTGGGATTGTAAAAAAGATGAAGCAATCTTAATGGATTTATCACTTTCAAAAAGTTCTTATTACGATATTTTGGACAGGGCCTTAATGGCATTTGCTGAATTATATCGCAATGGTGAACAAGTTGAAATTTTAAAATAAAAAATGGAGTTTTCTTGGAGTAAATTTGGAGTAAGTCCGGAGTAAATATACGATTTAATGTGCTAAAATTATATTATGAAATAATTGTAAAGGCAGGCACACCCTGTCTTTTTCTTTGAGTTTGGAGGTGATATCGTGAAAAAAGTAGAACCAATCCGTGATCTAGACGATATCGAACGAATCAAAGATTACTTGAAAAACAAAAGTGACAGAAACTATGTTTTGTTTATGTTTGGAATCTACTCTGGTCTAAGAGTGAGCGATATAGTACCTCTTCAAGTTAAGCAAGTGATTGCAGACAGGATTGAACTAAGAGAGAAGAAGACTGGGAAGATAAGGTATTTTCCAATCAGTCCCCCTTTAAGAAAAGAAATAAATAGATACATAAAAGATAATCAATTAGCAGAGTACGATTATCTATTCCCGAGTAAAAAGAAAAAACGAACGGATGGTGTTCGTATCACTCATATCGGAAGAGTAGCAGTATATCAAATACTACAGGATGCAGCTAAGTATGTCGGATTGAATCACATAGGTACTCATTCAATGAGGAAGACTTTTGGTTATCATCACTATAAAAAGAATGGTAATGTAGCTATTCTGCAAAAGATTTTCAACCACTCTACACCAGACATCACGCTCGGTTATATCGGTTATAGTCAGGACGAATTGGATGAAAGCATACTATCATTTGACTACTAAATAACCCATCTATTTTACATAATGAGAAAATGTAAATTAGTTTTTAGAAAAACATAGTGAAAGCCTTGGTAATCTTGACTTTAAAGTTGTTTAATTTTATTTAACAGAATATAAGATATGTTAAATATACAAGGGTGTTGAAGAGATAAAAATACCCCCTAATAAAAACATACCCCAGGTTGCTAAAATACCCCCCTTTTATCTAAAAAGAAAGGCCTCTCCGAATATGAATACCACCCATGAAAGACCGGACCGGAGCGGTCCTCACAGAGTTGCTTTTGAAAAGAATAAAAATATTATTCTCAAAACAAGAAATACTTGTGGAATTTGTGGACTACCAGTTGATAAATCCTTGAGGTACCCACATCCATTAAGTCCAGTCATTGACCACATTATTCCAATCAATCGTAATGGTCATCCATCAGATATTCAAAACTTGCAGTTAGCCCACTGGCAATGCAACAGACAGAAGTCTGATAAGTTATATGCTGACGATAGATCAGCCAATGCTACTGTTGTAGGCAATCGTAATCTGCCACAGTCAAGAGATTGGACAAAGTATAGAGCTTGAAGAAACCAAAAAGGAAAAATTATATTATTTTTTAAAAATATCAAAAATAATAATGAGTGCTTAGATTTTGAAAAAAATAACAGATATGTGTGAAGCAAGTCCTAGCTGAGGATAGGGGGGTATCCCCCTCCCACTAGGCGCTCGCGAGCTTCACGCCGTCACTGTACATTTTTTCTCGCGCCAAATCATCACAATGAAAGGAGAACGGTTTGGAATTAAGAGGGATTGAGTATCTTAGGAGGAAGTTGAATCTCTATCAGAGCAGAGTCAATCTGAGATACAAGCATTATGCGATGCAGCATTATGAAGCACCTACAGGAATCACAATTCCTGCACACATCAGGGCAAAGTATCAAGCTGTCCTTGGTTGGGCTGCAAAGGGCGTTGATAGTCTTGCAGATCGTTTGATTTTCAGGGCATTTGCTAACGATGATTTTAATGTTACAGAAATCTTTAATCGGAACAATCCAGATATCTTCTTTGATAGTGCTATTTTAGCTGCGCTGATTGGTTCGTGTAGTTTCGTCTACATTTCGAAGGGTGAAGATGATGAGGTGAGGTTGCAAGTCATTGAATCAAGTAATGCGACGGGTGTTATTGATCCTATAACTGGATTGCTTGTGGAAGGTTATGCAGTTCTGGCTTGTGATGATTACAATCGTCCAACGCTTGAAGCATACTTTGAACCTAATGCTACTCATTTTATTCCGAAAGATGGGGAGCCTTACTCGGTTACGAATGAAACGGGTATTCCTCTGCTAGTTCCGGTCATTCATCGTCCTGATGCGGTTCGTCCTTTTGGTCGGTCTCGTATTACCAGAGCAGGAATGTATTATCAGAAATACGCTAAGCGAACTTTGGAACGGGCTGATATCACTGCTGAGTTCTATTCGTGGCCACAGAAATACATTCTTGGACTTGATCCTGATGCGGAACCTATGGAAAAATGGAAAGCTACTGTATCAAGTTTGTTGACGATTTCTTCAAGCGATAAAGGTGAGAAGCCGAGCGTTGGACAGTTTACTACAGCTAGCATGTCACCGTTTACTGAACAACTGAGAACAGCCGCTGCTGGATTTGCTGGGGAGATGGGCTTGACCTTGGATGATTTAGGTTTTGTGTCTGACAATCCGTCATCTGTTGAAGCTATCAAGGCTAGTCATGAGAACTTGCGCCTGGCTGGTCGCAAGGCTCAGAGGTCACTGGGAGCTGGTCTACTTAATGTGGCCTATGTTGCAGTATGCTTGCGTGATGATTTTCATTATGCCAGAAGTCAATTTGTAAGAACTACAGTCAAGTGGGAACCATTGTTTGAAGCTGATGCGAATACAATGACTATGATTGGTGATGGTGTTGTGAAATTGAATCAGGCCTTACCTGGCTACATCAATGCGGAAACAATTCGTGATCTTACTGGTATAGCTGGAGATATGTCAGCTAAACCAGTGGTAAGCGAGGGTGGTTCAAATGGAGAATGATGTTTTACCTGGTATCTTGCAAGAGGTTCAGGAGAGGTTTGAGAGAGATTTCGGTAAGAGTGGGATTGTCAGAAATGCTTTTGCTACATTGAAGGCCAAAAAAGCAACCTACAAAACAGCAAATGAGTTTGCGATTGAAATTGGTGATATTCTCTCTAAGGCTCTAGGAGCTTCTCTAAGCGCCGACAAACTACCAGACGGTAAAATGTATTACAATATCGCTCAACGTTTGCTGACGGACGTGCTAGGGAGGAATCACGAGCTTGTGAGTGGATATGCTAGTGATGTTCAGAAAAATTTGAATCAGGAAGCGAAAATTGGTATGGAAGTTCAAGTTCCTGAATTAAATAGGGATCGAATCGCTGGCATTGTTAATCGCTTTTCATCTGAAGAGAACTTTGAAGATGTCAGTTGGTTGCTTGGTGAACCTATTGTGAACTTCACACAGTCAATTATTGATGATACGATTAGGAAGAATGCAGAGTTTCATGCTAAAACGGGAATGACTCCAACAATTAGTAGGCACTCTACTGGACATTGTTGCAAATGGTGTGATAGTTTAGTAGGAAATTATATATATGGTGAAGAACCGAATAATTTCTACAGAAGGCATCAGCATTGTACTTGTGTAATTGACTATCATCCTAAAAATGGTAAGGTTCAAAATTCTTGGACTAAAAAAATTAGAAATGAGAGTTCCGATGAATTAGAAAAGCGTAAGAGAATAAATATTGATGTGCGTGATAATAATCGAAAAGCAGACATCAAGGAGTACAAAGAAGTGGTTGATACACTCGGTGTTGAAAATTCACCCATTTCTCTAGCGAAATTTCAGGATTTGAAGTATAATGATGGTGAAGAATATGAGCAACTGAAAGATAAAGTATTTATTTATCAGAAAATCCAAACTGGAGAATGGGGTAAAAAAATAAACCCTGAGAAGCAGTTGCCACATATGGAATCAACACATAAAACAGGAAAATCTTATATCTATGATTCAGTCGATGTTCAAGAATTGTTTAATAGACATTATGGAACTGGACGCATTGAGCTTGATAGACGTGGAAGAAGAACGAACAAAGAGATAATAGAACTAGGTTACCCAATTGGAATTAACAGTTCGGATGGTTCAGAAGTGACGTCTATTAAAATTCATCATTCTGAGAAGAGAACCCACATTGTACCTAAGAAAGGAGATCAGTAATGAATTTAAAACAATATTTAGGAAAAGATATTAGAGTTACTTTTGTTGATGGTCAAATTCTCGAAGGTCACTGTAATACTTATACGGGAAGACTTGATACTGAAGATGAACTGTATGACGAAATTACGATAAGGACAGATAAACATCCATATGTTGGATTCAATGAATCCGAAATCAAGTCAATAGAATTAATATAGCACTCGAAAGGGTGCTTTTATTGTGCTTTAGTTTAGGAGGTGATCCGATATCTCCCAGCGATAGGGTTATCATGCGATGACGATTGAAAGGAAAATAGAATGGCGAGGAAGAAGAAACTTGGCAATCAGAATCCTACTCAATCGGTGATTTTAAAATACGTCAAGAAAAATTCAAGAGCTAAAGAAGCGATTGAACTTTACGAACGGACAGGGCTTTCTTGCTATGCCTGGCAGAAAAATCTCTTGTTACCGATGATGGCCATTGATAAAAATGGACTTTGGGTGCATCAGAAGTTTGGCTATTCAATTCCACGTCGTAATGGTAAATCAGAAATCCTCTATATTTTTGAAATTTGGGGGCTGCATAAAGGATTAAATATCCTACATACTGCCCACAGAATTTCTACCTCTCATGCCTCTTTTGAGAAGGTGAAACGATACCTTGAGAAAATGGGGTATGTAGATGGTGAGGATTTTAACTCCATTCGAGCTAAGGGACAAGAAAGAATTGAGCTATATTCAACAGGTGGTGTTGTCCAATTCCGTACCAGAACATCAAATGGTGGTCTTGGTGAAGGATTTGATATGCTGATCATTGACGAGGCCCAGGAGTACACGACCGAGCAAGAATCTGCTTTGAAATACACAGTTACGGATAGTGAAAATCCTATCACAATCATGTGTGGAACACCTCCGACACCTGTATCAAGCGGAACCGTCTTTACTAAATATCGTGAGACTTGTCTTTTTGGAAAAGGGAAGTATTCTGGCTGGGCTGAGTGGTCTGTTTCTGATGAAAAGGAGATTGACGATGTTGAATCCTGGTACAATTCAAATCCATCTATGGGCTATCACTTAAATGAGCGTAAGATTGAAGCAGAGCTTGGTGAGGATAAGCTAGACCATAATATCCAACGTTTGGGATTCTGGCCAACTTACAACCAGAAATCTGCTATCTCTGAAACTGAGTGGAATGAACTCAAGGTGGATGATGTTCCAGAATTATCTGGCAAGCTATCTGTTGGTATTAAGTATGGTCAAGACGGAACGAACGTGGCATTGAGTATTGCTGCACGAACCAAGGATGGCCGGTACTTCATCGAGACAGTTGATTGTCAATCAGTTCGTAATGGCAATGAGTGGATGGTCGCTTTTTTGAGACAAGCCGATGTGGCTCAGATTGTCATAGATGGCGCAAGTGGTCAGAAGATCCTGGACGAAGAGTTGAAGGACTACAGAATCAAGAATGTGATTCTGCCGACGGTGAAAGAAATCATCGTGGCCAACGCTCTTTGGGAACAGGGACTTTACCAGAAGACCATCTGCCACGCTGGTCAACCATCATTGTCTAAAGTAGCCACTAACTGCGATAAGCGGAACATTGGCTCAAATGGTGGTTTTGGCTATCGATCGCACTTTGACGACATGGATATTTCTTTGATGGATAGTGCATTGCTTGCGCACTGGGCTTGTGCTACAACCAAGCCTAAGAAAAAGCAAAAAATTAGTTATTAAAATAAGCGGTCATCTGACTGCTTTTTTGATGCCAAAAAATTACCGAACTGCCGGGAAAGCAGGAGAAAGGAGACATGAGAATGTCAGAATTTAAACCAATCACTACACAAGAAGAATTTGATGCTGCTATTAAGGGGCGCTTATCTCGAGAGAAAGAGAAGTATGGCGACTATGACCAGCTCAAGTCTCGTGTTGAAGAGTTGGAAAAAGAAAATGTTGGCTTGAAGTCAACGATCGAAACTACTAATCAAAGTAAGGCAGATGCTGACAAGCAACTTGAAGTTTTGCAGAATCAAATCGCTGGTTATGAGACGGCTAGTCTGCGAACTCGTGTGGCTTTGCAATATGGATTGCCTTATGATCTTGCAGACCGTTTGCAGGGAACTGATGAAGAAAGTTTCAAAGCAGATGCGGAGCGCTTGGCTGGGTATATTAAAAAATCTCAACCAGTTGCGCCAATCAGAGAGACAGAGCCACAAGTTGGTGATAACAAAACAATGCAAATGAAGTCAATGCTTCGAGAATTAAATCATACAGGAGAATAAAAAATGGCAGATAATTCATTGAAACAAGGAACACTTTTTCAACCAGAATTGGTAAAAGAACTAATTTCAAAAGTGCAAGGACGTTCTGTTCTTGCAAAACTTTCATCCCAGAGCCCTATTCCATTTAATGGAGTTGAGCAATTCATTTTCAATCTTGAAGGAAACGCTCAAATTGTTGGTGAGGGGCAACAAAAAGGTGCTGGTAAAGCAGTTGTTGACACAAAGGTTATTAAACCTCTTAAATTCGTCTATCAAGCTCGTATCACAGATGAGTTTAAATACGCATCTGAAGAAAAACAACTTGAATATCTTTCACAATTTGCAGATGGTTTCGCTAAGAAAATCGCAGATGCTTTCGATATCGCTGCTATCCATGGTTTGGAGCCTAAAGGACTTACAGATGCAACCTTCCGTGACACTAACTCTTTTGATGGTTTGATCACTGGTAATATCGTGAACTTTGCAGAGGATAAATTTGACGATAACATTGATGCAGCTGTCCAACAAATTGTAGCTAAGGGTGGTGAAGTTACAGGATTGGCGCTTTCACCTATCGGAGGGCAAGCCCTTGCTAAGCTGAAAGTCAATGGTGTTGTTCAATATCCTGAATTCCGATTTGGACAAAATCCTGATTCATTCTACGGAATGAAATCAGACGTAAATAAAAACTTGACTGTAACAGGTGGAACTGCTCAAACAAACCACGCTATTGTTGGTGATTTTGAAAACCGCTTCAAGTGGGGATATGCTGAAAATATCCCGATGGAAATCATCGAATATGGTGACCCAGATGGTGCGGGTCGTGATTTGAAAGCATACAATGAAATCTTACTTCGTGCAGAAGCATTCATTGGTTGGGGTATTCTTGATGCCGACTCATTCGCTCGAGTGAAAGCTTAATATTTTAACGGAGGTAGGAAATGGCAACATATCGTGATAAAAATACAGGTGTTTGCATTTCAACTGATAGCGAGCTAACTGGGGATTGGATTCCTATTGAAGAATTCAAGAAGGAATATCTTTTAACAGTTTCCGAAATCAAGGAGAAACTTGATGAATTGGGTGTTGAGTATGATAGCAAGGCAAATAAATCTGCTTTGCTTGATTTACTAATCGCAAACGAAGGGTGAGTTAGATGGAAAACTTTGCAACAGTAGAAGATGTTCAAACATTGTGGAGAACATTGAAATTCGATGAGAAAGAACGAGCCGAAGCACTGTTGGAAGTTGTTTCTCATTCTCTTAGAGTTGAAGCTAAAAAAGTTGGCAAAGATTTAGATGGATTGGTTGCTACTGATCCATCTTTTGCCATGGTCGTTAAGTCCGTCACGGTTGATGTGGTAGCTCGCACGTTGATGACCTCAACCAACCAGGAACCGATGACTCAATTCACTGAGAGTGCATTAGGCTATTCAGTGAGTGGATCTTATCTAGTTCCTGGTGGGGGTCTCTTTATTAAAGACTCAGAATTAAAACGTCTAGGTCTAAAGAAACAAAGATATGGGGTGATTGATATATATGGGACGGATTAAAGGAATTACTGTAACTTTGACTGGGAAAACTAAGACTGGTCGGGATGACTTTGGTCATCCTATTTATGAGAATAAAGAAATTCAAGTAGATAATGTCCTGGTTGTTCCAGCTTCGACAGAAGATGTCACTACTCAGCTTAGTTTGACCGGGAAGAAGGCTTCTTATACGCTAGGCATCCCCAAAGGCGATCAGAACGAGTGGAAAGACCGTGAGGTTCGTTTCTTTGGGCGCAAGTGGCGCACGCTAGGCATTCCGTTAGAAGGCATTGAAGCCATGATGCCTTTAGAATGGAATAAGAAAGTGATGGTTGAAGCGTATGAGTAATTTCAAAGTCAAGCTTATCGGTGCGGGTGTAGGAGCTCTTTTGAAATCCAAAGAGGTTCAGGACATTCTGAACAAAGAAGCGACAGTCATTAAAAAAAGATGTGGCCCTGGTTATGAACAAGATAGCCACGTTGGTAAGACAAGGGCCAATGCTATGATTTATCCAGCAACGCGAAAAGCGAAGAGGGATAATTTGAAAAATAACACTTTGTTGAAGGCGGTGCATTAGATGATTGAAATTATTATCAAGAAATATCTTGACGGTCATTTAGATGTACCGTCATTTTTTGAGCATGAAGCTGAAGCTCCCGATAGCTTTGTCATTATTCAAAAGACAGGTGGAAAGGAGCGTAATCACTCTGGTAGTGCGATCTTTGCTTTTCAAAGTTATGGCCCAACTATGCAGAAGGCTGCAGAGCTCAATGTGAAAGTAAAAAGTGCTGTTAAAGGGTTGATTGAATTAGATTCAATCTGTGGTGTCCACCTAAACAGCGATTACAACTTTACGGACACTGAAACAAAACAATATCGATATCAAGCCGTATTTGATATTAATTATTTTTAAAAAAGGAGAAATTAAATGGCTACAGAAGCAAATGTAACTACTGCAAAACCTAAAATCGGAGGTGCGGTTTATTCAGCACCACTTGGAACAGCACTGCCAACTGACGCAACTACAAAATTAGATGATGCGTTTAAAGCACTAGGTTATATTTCAGAAGATGGTATGACCAACAGTAACTCGCCAGAGTCAGAAAATATCAAAGCTTGGGGTGGTGTCGTTGTAAGTTCAGTTCAAAAGGAAAAAACAGACACATTCAAATACATGCTTATTGAAGCATTAAATGTGGAAGTTTTGAAGGAAGTTTATGGCTCAGATAATGTATCCGGTGATTTGTCATCAGGAATTACCATTAAGGCAAATTCAAAAGAATTGCCACATCATTGTCTTGTAATCGAAACAGTTCTAAAAGGTGGTGTACTTAAACGTATTGTTATCCCTTCAGGAAAAGTAACTGCCATCGATGAAATTACTTATAACGATGGAAGTGTTCTAGGCTATGGTACGACTGTCACTGCATTTCCTAACGCTACTGATGACACACACTATGAATACATCAAAGGAGCTTAACTATGTCAAAACAAAATCGCAAAAAGAAAAATAAAGAAGCTGCGCCACAGATTAAAACAATCCGTGGGGTGACTTCGACCGGATTTTCGTTTGAAATCACAAAAGAGCGCTTGGAAAATTATGAGTTGCTCGAAGCAATCGCTGAAGTAGATACAAATCCGGCAGTTTTACCAAAAGTGGTCAAACTTATGCTTGGTGACAAATCAGAAGATTTGAAAAACCATGTGCGGACTGCGGATGGCATTGTTCCTTTGGATAAAATGGGAGCAGAAATTAGTGAGATTTTCACAAGTCAGAACCAGTTAAAAAAATAGCGCTCCTTGCTAGAATGATTCAAACAGATGAAGATGCTCTTATTTGTGATTTAGCTGAAACATATGGGGTTTTTGATTACAGACAGTTACCTGCTGACCAGGTAGCTGTTTTTGCTTTTGGTCTGAGAGATGATTCACGGATCAAACTAGCAATGACCAATAGCAAAGTTCCTTTTGAAACCTTTTTGCTTGCAGGCGTGCTTGATAGGCTTTCTGCTCTTGTTTGGTTTAAAACAACAGACGGTCAGAAAGGAATCAACAAACCATTAATGGTTGCAGAGGAACTAACAGGAAAAACTAAAGCTAAAGAAAGCAAGGAGATGATCTTTGATTCTGGTGAGGACTTTGAAGAATATCGTCAGAAAATTTTAGAAAAGATAGGAGGTGAGGATTAGTGGCTACAGAAATAGCACAGGCTTATGTACAATTGATACCATCAGCTAGAGGGATTACTGGTAAAATCCAATCAATCCTCAATCCTGAAGCGAGTGCAGCTGGACAAAGTGCTGGACAGTCATTGGGTTCTAGTCTTGTTGGTGTTATGACGAAAGTTATTGCAGCGGCAGGGATTGGTAAGGCATTGTCGGCAGCAATCAGTGAAGGTGCAGCGCTTCAGCAATCGCTCGGAGGTATTGAAACTCTTTTCAAAGGTTCTGCTGACAAGGTCAAGGGATATGCTAATGAGGCTTACCAGACAACAGGTTTGTCAGCGAATGCTTACATGGAGAACGTGACAGGTTTCTCAGCTAGTCTCTTGCAGTCTTTGGGTGGTGATACAAACAAAGCTGCTGAAACAGCTAACATGGCTATGATTGACATGTCTGATAATGCTAATAAGATGGGGACATCTATGGAAAGCATTCAAATGGCATATCAAGGCTTTGCTAAGCAGAACTATACCATGCTAGATAACCTGAAGCTTGGTTATGGTGGGACAAAGCAAGAAATGCAACGGCTTTTGGCTGATGCAGAGAAATTGACGGGTGTTAAATATGACATCAACAATTTATCAGACGTGTATAATGCTATACATGCTATTCAAGAAAATTTAGACATCACAGGCACAACTGCTAAAGAGGCTGCTTCTACTTTTACTGGCTCATTCCAAGCAATGAAAGCATCTGCACAGAATGTACTTGGAAAGTTGGCTTTAGGTGAGAACATCCTGCCTTCTTTAAATGCTTTGCTTGAAACAACATCTACTTTTCTCTTCAATAATTTTTTACCAATGGTTGGGAATATTTTCTCTGGATTGGGTTTGGTTTTGACCGAAGGGATTAGCCAGATTGCATCTCAGCTTTTTGGGGATGCTTTTGGAAGTGCAGTCTATAGTCAACTGTCGAGGGTGACAGGTATCTTTCAAACCTTCTTTGATATGATCTTTGGGTCATTGAGCAAGCAAGATAACATTGATATCCTGACCATGCTTGGACTTAGCGAGGGTGCTGCTAATCAAATTGTCAACATCGCCGACAATATCCGAGTAACTTTCGAGAATATCGGGGTTGTTGCTGGTAATGTTGCAAGTATTGTTGTTGATTTCATCGGAGATCTTTTAGGGATTAAAAATGGTGAGCAGGGAGTGAATCTAATAGGTATTGCCTTTGAAAGTATCACAGGTTTTATCAGAGATGCCTCTGAAAGTCTTAATAAATTTACCTCTTGGTTAAAAGATTCACCTCTTGCGTTAGATGCTTTAAAATCAGCTGTTGTTGGCATTACGAGTGCTTGGGCTGGATACAAAGCAGTAATGACTGTAATAAAAGGAATAGAAGCAATCAGAAATGCAACTCTAGCTATCACAAATGGTTTAATGTTAGCTCAATTCGTAAGAACCGGCGCACTCACTGCCGCAGAGGCGGCGAATGCGGCGGCTACTATGGGAGCAAGTGGAGCGTTTAGTATCTTTAATGCAGTTTTAGCTGCAAATCCGATTGGCCTAATAGTAACGGCAGTTGCTGCATTGGTTGCTGCCCTGATATGGTTTTTCACACAAACTGAAACCGGACAGCAAATTTGGTCATCTTTTGTAGATTGGATCAAACAGGCTTGGCAGGGAATTGCTGATTTCTTTGTAAATCTTTGGTCTGGTATCTCTGAAGGTGCTAGCACATTGTGGGATGGAGTTGTTGCGGCCTGGACTGCTTACGTTGAGACAGTAAAGGCGGTGTGGGGTGCTATTGGAACATTCTTTTCTGACTTATGGACAGGCATTCAAGAGTTTGCATCCGTAGCATGGACAGCTATCACATCAACAGTGATGGCTATTGTTCAACCGTTCATTGATGGATTTATGAATATCTGGAACAATATTTCAGATGGTCTTACTCAAATTTGGGAAGGGATTAAGATGATTTTTCAAGGTGCTTGGGAGTTCATCAAATCCATTTTCTTGGGAGCTATTCTAATCATCATCGACCTTGTGACTGGGAACTTTAACCAGTTAGGAGCCGATCTTTCTCTAATTTGGGAAGGTATTCAAAATGGCATTTCTCTGATATGGGAGGGGATTAAAACATACTTCTCTGGAGTTGTGGATGTTATCGTTGGATATGCTACCGGTGTGTTCGAGAACTTCTCTAATGTTCTTAGTACAATTTGGGAGTTTATTAAAACGGCTGCGTCTATGGCCTGGGAATGGATAAAATCTACAGTATCGAATCTAATTACTGGATTGATTCAAGGTGCTCAAAACTTATGGAATAACTTTGTAAATTTCTTATCCAGTCTCTGGGAAAACATCAAATCAACAGCGAGCGCAGCATGGGCCGGACTAAAATCACTTGTACTTGGTTTCATCAATGGGCTTGTCAGCGGTGCCCAATTAGCCTGGAACAGTATGAAGCAAGCAGTAAGCAATCTAGTATCAAATGTAACAAGTATTTTTAACGGAATAAAAAATATCAATCTTTGGTCTGCTGGGAAAGCAATCTTAGATGGATTCTTAGGCGGATTGAAATCAGCCTGGAGTAGCGTTACTAATTTTGTTGGTGGAATTGCTAGCTGGATTCGTGACCACAAAGGTCCTATCGAATATGACCGTAAACTCTTGATCCCTGCAGGTACTGCAATCATGAAAGGGTTAGACCAAGGGTTGCAAGACCAATTTAAGGATGTCAAACAAACGGTTGGAGGAATGGCTGATGAAATTTCAGATGTATTTTCAGGAGACAACCTAGATCTGAATTCCTCTGCATCCCTTACTAAAAACCTTGAGGCACAATTGGCTATGCCATCAAACAAATTTGAGGACCATGAGAGTAAAACCGTGTCTGAGATAGCGATTCTGAGAGCGAGTATGGAGAGAATCCTTACTGCTATCCTTGAGAAATCGTCAGACGTTTATCTGGACAATGACATTATCTCACTCAAAACCTATGAACAACATGGTGCGATTTATGCAAGGGAGGGAATTTAATGGATTATATGATCATCAATGGTTTTCACACCTCAACCCTTCCTGGTTGTGTTGTGACAGATTTTGGGAAGGTGGAGGCTGCTAAGCCAAAAGGAGAGAAAGCAAACCTTTATGGAGTTAATGGTAGTTACCGTGTGTTAGACGGTTCTTTCGACAGTTACGAAAGGACCTTCACTCTCCACGTTAAAAAAATGGTCGAGATTTCAAGTATTCTTGATAAGTTTCAATCGAATGATAATGTTTTAGAATTTAGCTATCAGCTGGGGTCGTTATTCTATGCAAACTTCCTTACTGCTAGTTTTGAACCGTTTGGGAATCATGCTTGGAAGTTGGAAATCAAGCTAGACATGCAACCGTTCCGCTACCAAAAAGATGTAGACCCTGTCATACTGACAGCATCTGGTACGATCAATAATCCTGGTACGATTTATTCTGAACCAATTATTGAGATTGAGGGCAATGGGGATGTATCACTCACTATCGGACGTAAAACCATGCACTTGTCAATTATTGGTAAGGCTACAATCGACTGTAGACAAGGAAAACAAAACATCTATAATGCTAATGGTGCAGTGCAGAACACTCTCAGAAAGCGTGGAGGGTTCTTTGAAATCCCTGTTGGTCGTAACGGTGTGACCTATACAGGGAACGTGCGTAAGGTAACTATTCGTCCTAATTGGAGGTATCTAGTATGATTTATTTAACAGAAGGGAATATCCCTCTTAATGCAGCATACGATGATGACATCACACAAGAAGCGAATAGCACCTATCAATTATTGTTCAAGTTTCCTACCAATAATTTGTTATGGCAACGACTAAGAGAAGAAACATTCTTGACTGCTGATGATCTTCATGGTGAACAAGATTTTTTGATTTTCGAAATCGAGAAGAAGCATGGATATATTCAAGTCTATGCGAACCAAGCATTCACTCTCTTGAACAACTATGTTGTTAATCCGATTTCTTTGGACAGAGTGACCGGATCAACTGCTTTAAGTCGATTTGCTGGAAGTATCACTCGTGATAATCCGTTCTCATTTTACTCTAATATTGAAGATAGACATACCTTCAATTCTGATATTAAGAACGCAATGGAAGTCTTTACTAAGGATAAACATTCTATCCTTGGTCAATGGGGTGGTGATTTAGTCAGACATGGTTATCAAGTTCGATTGTTAAAAAATGGCGGTTCAGAAAATGAATCGCTTTTTATGTACAAGAAAAACTTATCGAGCTATCAGCATAAGACCTCTACCAAGTCTTTAAAGACTCGGATTACATTCAAGACGACAGTCAAAGGTGAGGGAGAAAAGGCGCCGGACCGCAAATTTTCTGTGGTTGTGGAAAGCCCTCTAATCAACAAATACAGTCAGATTTATGAGGATGTCGTAGAAGTCAACGACCAAGATGTCAAGGATGAAGCAAGCCTTAGAGAATATGGCAAGCAGTATTTCAGAACAACATTGTGCGATATGCTCGAAGATAGCATTGAGATTGATGTTATCGGTCAGAGTGATGTGCCCGTCCAGATATTTGATATTGTGGGTGTCTACCACGAATACTACGATTTAGACGTGAGAAAGAAAATCACAAAATACAACTATTCTCCAATGGGAAAAAAATTGAAGCGTATTGGTTTTGGCGAATTCAAGTCAGGTCTTGCGAATGCGATTGGTAATGTCGTAAGTGATGCGGTTAAAGGTGAAACCCAGCAATTTCAAAGTAATTTTGAGCGACAGTTGGCGAGAGAACTTAAGAATGCTGACCGTGCTTTTGAAAAGCAAAAAGAAGAATTAGTTAATCAATTTACAGATGAAGTGAACTCCATCAAAGCTAAAGCTGAAGAAAACAAGAAAAAACTTTCTGACGAAATCAACAGACGGTTCCAAGAGTTCAACCCATCAGGTTTTGAAGAAGCTAAAGCTAAAGCAGAGGAAGCTTTACAAAAAGCTGGAGCAAATGCTGATCTCGTTGAGGAAGCGAAACGAATTGCTGCTGACAACGCTAGGGATTTAAACGCATTTAAAACCTCGACTCAGAAAGAACGTGAGAAGTTGTCAGATGAGCTGAAGCGTTATTCACGAGAAGAATCTGAGAATAAACTGACAGAAATCAGGGAAGTTCTGGCTAGTAACTATGTTTCTAAAAGGACCTATGTAGAAGATGCAGAAGGGACACGTCAACGACTCGAAGCTATAACACAAGACAACAAATCTAAGTTAGCAGAGTATAAACAAACAGTCGACGGTCAATTCACAAAACTATCTAGTCAGATTGCTGACAAGGTAGATAGGTTGGATTTCCAACAAGTCAAAGAAACCTCACAAATTTATGAACGTATTCTAGGCAGAACAGACTCAAATGTTGCTTCAAATATTGCCCGTATGGCCTTGACTTCAGAATTATTTGAGGTTGAAGTAGGTAAAAGATTCAGCAATCTTACCAACCTATTTTATGCGCCAACAGCAATTCCTAAATACATTTCATCAGTCGCAACCGATAAGCATTTAGAGCGCGTTAGATGGGGCGATCACGATGGCATTAGAATTAACTATACTGACTCTATGTCAGGATGGTTAGGGGTTCGGTTCCCTCTCACAAAGAAATTTGTTAAACAAGGAGAAAGCCTTGGTTATCGCATTGAGATTGCAGTTGACAAGGTACCACGAGACGGAAGAGTTTTGATTCAGTTGCTAGACAATACAACAAGTTTGGGAATGTACTATAACTCACAGATTACACTTACCAAAACAGGCAACCAGGTATTTACAGGTTATTTAGACATCCCAAGGACTGGCGAGCTGAACGAGTACTCACTTAGATTTACTCTTACGAGTCCAGGAAACATCGTTATTCATAAGCCAATGGTTATCGATAAGCGCATAATTCCTGAAGAATTTGTAGATAGCACTGACTATAACAATGAGTATAATCGAGTGACTATGTCCTTGCTACAAGATAGCTTTGCTATCAAGGCTTTGAATAGCGCAGGAGATATCATCGCTGGGATCAACGTAGGAGCTAACGGGAACAACCGCATTGTCGGTAAGGCTACGCATATTTCAGGCGATACCCTAATTGACAATGCGGTCATCAAGTCGGCAATGATCGACAAACTCAAAACCGCCAATTTTGAAGCTGGTTCAGTTACTACTACTATTTTGGGAGCTGAAGCAGTAACGGCTGAAAAGGTTAAATTTGACACGGCCTTCATTAAAAAACTTGTATCACAACAGGCATTTATCAATGAGTTATTTGCTCAAAGAGCGACGATCACTCAGGTCCAATCCATCGACATCACAGGAGAGCATGTTCGAGGTGGGCGTATTTCGTCTATCAACGGGAACACAACTTTTGATTTGCAGACAGGTTGGTTAGAGATGAATGGATATGGCGTAGGTATTAAAAACAGATTTCCAGGACGACCGTTGCAGTATCTAACTTTTGGCGCAGGTACCATCAATGGAGTTAACGGTACTTACACGGCTCTACTGAGCAACCGAAATGGTTTGCAAAAAATGGATAATACCTCTGCAGGTATTCAAATTTGGAATGGTAGAACAGGTGGTAATGTTGAAACAGCTATAACATTTTATGGACAGACAATGGATTTTATGCAGAGCGGTCAGGCTGGAGTAAGTTCTTTGTCAATTAATGCTATAAATCGTCAAATAACTGGAGTTGAGGAAATTGTTTTGAAAGGTGTTTCTTTAAGCAAAGTCCTTGATGATATCTATGACAATTTTAGAAACCTTGGAGCAGTAGCTGGCAATTATAGCCGTGGATATTATCCAAAATGGCGTTAAATAGAAAGGTAGAACATGAACATATCAGAAAAAGTAATTCAAAATCTTGGTATTCAACTAACAAATAAGACAATCGATGAGGCTTTTAGTCTTGCTGAACGTGATGAAGCACGGGAGCAACTTCAAGAAGCCCACGGACAACTTGAAAAAATCAACAAAGTCTTGCAGTCAAATGAAGAGTTAAAAACTCTATTTGACAAAGTGGCAGATGAATTAGATAAACAAAAGGAAGAAGGATAATATATGACATTCAAAGTAGTAAATAAATATCTTCAGGATAGCAACAGAACATTTGTAGCAATTCGGCAAGAAGCACCGTACACGGCTTTTGACCGTGTTTTGATTGGTGACCGTACCAATGAAACGGACGAAGTTCTTATCCAAGCGGTACTCGGTCAGGTAGCTACTGAGCTGAATCCAGCGGAAGGTGTGAAGAAGCTTCAGGAAGACTTGCAAACACAAGCGCAAGAATACGAAGCTAAACTTGAGCAGAAAGATGCAAAAATTGCAGAAGTTAAGGCAGTAGCAGACTGGGCGGTATTGGCTCGAGTGACTGATACAGACAATCCGCTAAATCCGACAGTCTTCAAGCGTGGTCTTGAATTGGTTGACCTTGGTCAAGTTGGCAAGACATACAAGTCACAGGAAATCTTCACGATTGAAAATCATAACCACATTGAAAAATATCAAGAAGGTAAGCGTGTGATGGTTCAAGTGAATGAAGCGTTCACTTACCAAGGTGAAACACTTGAACAACTTGCTACACTTGAGCAAAACGGCAAGCTTGGTATTTGGAAATGGACAGAACCTAAACCATCTAGTGAACTAGAAACTCAACCTGTTCAATAAGAGGTGACGTATGCGAGATCTACCAATTCATGAGCTTATTGAACATCTAAAGAACCTTTCGTCTAGTCCATACATTCACATCTTTTTTTGGCTAATGATCCTGGATATCGTTACAGGATATGTCAAGGCATTTAAGACTAAACGATTTGATAGTAAGATTGGAACCATGGGTTTGATTCGTCATTTCGTAGTATTCACAGTCATCTTACTTGTTGCGATGTATGCCCGTTCGTTGGGTGTTCGTCCGTTGGGAATTACCTGGACAATGTTCTTTATTGCCAATTATCTAGGCTCTGTGCTTGAGAATTGGGAAGCGATTGGTTGGGCATTCCCAGAATTCCTAAAACCTTACATCAACCAAATTAAGAAAGATAATGCTAGAAAACTTGGTCAATTACTAGTCAATGTTGACCAGAAAGATAAAATCGAAGTCGAAATAAAGGAGAAAGATGATGAATAAAATCAACTGGAAATTACGTTTACAAAATAAAGTCACTTTAATCGCTTTATTAGGAGCAATCTTTTTGATGTCTCAGCAGTTTGGTCTTGAAATTCCAAAGAACGTCCAAGATGGTGTAAACACGTTTGTTTATATTTTGGTATTGTTAGGGGTTGTCAATGATCCAACAACTGCTGGATTGACAGACAGTGAACGAGCGCTCGAATATTATGAGCCAAATAAAGACTAATCATTTGAGAACCTTTTTAGGTTCTCTTTTTTATATCTAAAGAAAGGAGCAAGACTTGAAGAAAACCATCGAAAAGAAGCTTGAAATCACATCGAATAACAGAGATGTTGATAGACTCTATCAAGAATTCTTCAGTATGGATAAGAACATCGCTGAATTCAAATTCACTCTTGATAATCTAGCTGCTAGCAAAGTCATCTGCTTGTTCTATTTCAAGCGTTCAAAACGGTACTCAACTGTCAAAGCGACAATCGAAGATAATGCCTTCACTGTAAAATTTGACACATCGTTGATAACAATGGATGAACCTGTGGTAGGATACATCTACTTTGAAGAGATTGAAAAATCTGCTGACGTATATAGTTTCCAGTTCAATGTTCGAGTTAGTGAACTTGATAAGTCTAAGAATGCACCTGTAATCGAGCAGAAGACAGGTCGCATCGTAGACATTGATAGCATTGTTACTAGGTCAGAATTAGAAGAAATTCTCAAGACTATTCATATTGAGAGTGCTGCACAAGACAATTCAGAGATCATTAAACGTTTAGCAGCCTTAGAAGCTAAGCCTGAAATCGACACGAGTCAGTTCGCTACGAAGGAAGAGATACAGAATATTTCTCTCACTCCTGGTCCAAAGGGTGACCGTGGGGATCCTGGACCACAAGGAAACCCAGGAGAAGTTGGTCCTCAAGGACTTCAAGGTCTGCAAGGTCCACCAGGACCTAAAGGAGCAGACGGTTTACAAGGTCCTCAAGGATTGCAAGGTATTCAAGGAGAGCGTGGTCTAGACGGACAACCTGGACCTCGTGGAGAACGAGGGGAACAAGGCCCTGCTGGCTTACCTGGACAAATCGGACCTCAAGGGCCAATTGGTTTAACTGGTCCTAAAGGTGCCGATGGCCATGATGGTGTGGGGATTCCTCAGAAATTGAGCATTGAAGGAAACACCCTAATCTTATCTGATGGCGGTGGCAACGTCACTCTACCGACTTCGACTGGTCAGAATAACCAAGCGAACCAGTACGAAATTCACGGTCAAGGTATGCCAAACGGAAAGATTACTGCTCCAGTAGGTACGACTTATGTGGACACAGTAGCCACTAATGGAGCTTTGAAATGGATTAAACGCTCAGGAACTGACAATCAGGGCTGGGAGGTGCTGACTGGGGACACTGGTTGGCGTACTCTCCCTATCGTGTCAAAATTGGGTAACTCTTATCTCAAAGTAAGGCGCAAAAATGACACTGTGATGTATCAATTTGGTGGGCTCTCTTGGGGGTGGTTTGGTATTGTAAGGCGTGGAGGTGCGGGGTATCAAGTCCAGCCTAGTGACCGCGAGAGAAATTGTTATATCTTAGGATTGAACGCTGTCCCTCAAGGGTTCCGCTCAGAGTTTAGCCTTATTGGCGGGATATACAATGACAAAGGGGTGCCTTATGGCACCTGGTACTTAGGAGGTATGGGAGACAGTAACATGTTGAGATTTCAGTTTTCTGACCCTGTCCCTACTGACAGGGACATCGGGGACATTCGTGTCAGCTCTATCTCATACTTAACGAGTGAGCCTTGGCCTACAAGGCTCCCATAAATGAAAGGAATAAAAAATGGTAGAAATTATTAACCATACAATTTTTAATGGGATTTCAGGCTCCCGACCAACTGAGCGACCAAAATATTATGTTTTACATAATGATGCTGGTTCAAAAAGTGCAAAGGCCTATATCGAATGGCTTCAAGAACGATATGACAATGGGCAGTCTGAACTTGGTTTTGCTCATTACTACATCACAAGAGATGCAATTGTGCGAGTCGAAGACACATACAATGGTTCGTGGTCTGCAGCGAACTATGATGCGAACATGAACTCTCTTAGCTACGAAGTATGTCAACAATACAACTCAACAGATGCCGAGTTCATTGAAAATGAAAACATGGTATTGCGCCAAATGGCTGAAGATATGACCTATTATGGTGATACTCCGAACTATTCAAATATCAAGTTTCATAACGAATTTTCAAGCACATCTTGCCCTGCCCGTTCTCTTGAATTGCACGGTGGCTACAATGACAGCCTGCGTGACTATGTGATTGCTAAGATTAAGCATTATCAGTCGCTCGGTTCAACTGTTCAAGAAATGCTCGATAATGAGGGCACCCAGGAAGGCTGGAAGAAAAATGCGACTGGTTGGTGGTATGTCAATTCAGACGGCACTTATCCGAAAAACAAATGGCAAAAAATCAACGGTGTCTATTACTATTTCGACCAAAACGGCTACATGAAATCTAACACATGGTACAATCACACGGACGGATATTGGTACTATTTACTCCCAAGTGGCGCCATGGCGACTGGCTGGGCGCTCATTGCAAATAAATGGTACTATTTCAAAGAAGATGGTGCCATGGCCACTGGTTGGGTCAAATATAAAGACCACTGGTACTACCTCGATGCCAAGGATGGCGACATGAAATCCAAGCAGTTCATTAAGTCAGCCGACGGATCAGGTTGGTACTACCTAAAAGAAGATGGCAGCATGGCAGACAAACCAGAATTTACTGTCGAGCCTGACGGGCTCATTACTACTAAATAAAAAAATACAGAAAGGCTTTCAAAATTTAATTACACTAAAACCGCAGGCAATAGCTTGCGGTTTTTTGTTTGCTCAAAATAAAAAAAACAGTGATGGTACTCACTGTTTTTCTTGTAGTGTATGGGCGTAAGAAGTCATGCTGATAGCGTGTTTTAAACGCATGTTCATTATATTTGATACACCATTTTTATATTTATCAACGGCTTGAGTAGATACGCCACAGTTTTTGCTGATAGCATAGGCTGTGGCGTTGTCTAAAAGCCAGCGGATAGCTTCAATATCTACTGACAT